AACAACATAAAGACGTTCCTTATAGCGAAGGTTGTGGTGGCTTAATGTGGGATAGCTGGGGCGGTACGAGTGGCGTTGAATGGGCGATTAACAAACTAAAAGAAATAGATGGAAAATAATTTGCATACTTAAATTTTTTAATTATTAATCAACGGAAAATTTAATGGGGAAAGTATGCAGAAACACACACAAATTTATTTGCAGGGAATGGGGTATAAAAAAACGGACTTCATTCCTTGCGAAGTGTGTGGCTCACAAGCGGTAGACGTGCATCATATTGAGGCGAGGGGAATGGGTGGCAGCAAAGACAAAGACACGATTGAAAACCTAATGGGATTGTGTAGGAAGTGTCACATAGAATACGGAGACAAAAAACAATATAAAGAGTTTTTAAAAGACATACACGCAAAAAATTATGGCAAAGGGTAACGAAAATAAAAACAAAATTAGCTTTGGCAAACGCAAAAGAGGGTCTGCAAAGAAGTCCTTTAACAAGCACACGCCAAGAGAAAAAGCTTATAGAGGTCAAGGTAGATGAGAAAACTAAACGCTATATGGCTTCTCCTAACCCACAAAGCTTATTTCCTTGCGGTATGTAAGACGGGTAAAAAGGGAGACGATATGACTACGATAGGGCATTACACCTACGCAATGGCAGAAACATTAATCAACAAACATATAGCAGACGTAGACACTTACCTCGACCAAGAAGATGCAATAGACGAAGCAAATGACATAATAAATGGAATACTATGATACAAAACGTACCAATCAACACAGTAAAAGCAAACCCAAACAACCCCAGGATAATTAAAGATGATAAGTTTGCAAAGCTTGTAAAGTCAATTAACGAGTTCCCACAAATGCTAAACCTTAGACCTATTGTTGTTAATGACGATATGGTTGTACTTGGTGGCAATATGAGATTGAAGGCTTGTAAAGAAGCGGGACTTAAAGAGATACCTATTATCAAAGCAAGTGAATTAACCGAGCAGCAACAAAAGGAATTTATAGTTAAAGACAACGTAGGCTATGGAGAATGGGATTGGAACGACCTTGCTAATAATTGGGACGCAGATCAATTACAAGATTGGGGGTTAGACATACCTGGTTTTGATGCAGAAGTTATAGAAGCAGAAGAAGATGATTTTGCAGTTCCAGACGGGGGAATAAAAACCGATATAGTATTAGGAGATTTATTCGAGATAGGAGAACACCGATTGCTTTGTGGAGATAGTACGGATAGCGACCAAGTAGCAAAGTTAATGAACGGACAAAAGGCAGATATGGTATTTACAGACCCACCTTATAATGTGGCTTATGAAGGTGGTAGCAAAAAAAGAGATGCTATTGCAAATGATAAAATAAATGACTTTTATAAATTTCTTTACGATGTTTATACTAATTGCTTTTTATTTATGAATGATGGTAGTCCAATTTATGTTGCGCATAGTGAATTAGAAAGAGCAAATTTTATTTTGGCTTTTGTTGATGCAGGGTTTAAATATTCAAGTATTATAGTTTGGGTTAAAAACAATAGTACATTTTCAATGAATAAAGACTATAAATGGAAGCACGAACCTATAATATATGGGTGGAAACAAGGTAAAGAAAGAGTATGGAAAGGAGATAATAAACAAGATACTGTATGGAATATTGATAGACCATCAAGAAGTGAAGAACATCCTACAATGAAACCTATTGAATTATGTGAAAAGGCAATCAAAAATAGTTCTATTGAAAATTCATTAATATTTGAACCATTTACAGGTTCAGGTTCAACAATGGTAGCAGCACATCAACTTAAAAGGAAGTGCTACGGAATGGAACTCGACCCTAAGTACTGCCAAGTAATAGTAGACAGGATGCGTAAACTTGACCCAACATTAGTTATTAAAAAGAACGGAGAACCAATTTAAAAACAGCGAAATTACAGCGATGCCTAATCCACAAAATATAGAGCCGTACAAAATGCAGAAGGGGGAAACATTGAACCCAAACGGCAGACCCAGGAAGTATGTAAGCCTACTTAAAGAGCAGGGATATAAACTTGCTGAGATAAATGACACCATACAAGCTATGATGTCAATGGACTTAGAGGAACTTAAAACAGTATGGGATAACCCGAAGGCAACGATACTTGAAAAGACGATAGCAGCAGCTATGCGTAAGAGCTTGGAGAAGGGCAGCCTTTATAGTTTAGAAACTTTACTTACCCGTGTTTATGGTAAGCCTAAAGAACAAATGGATATTCAAACAGATAATAGAATTGAGATAGTATTTGTAGACGGCAAGACAATTCTTTAATGCGGATAGAACTACCTAACGGACATATAAACCAAAAGAAGATACTTGATTGCGAAGCCAGGTACATAGTTGTTATGTGCGGTCGAAGGTTTGGCAAATCAGAGTTAAGCCAAATCAAATGTATTACAACCGCAGTTAAAGGCGGTCAGGTTGCTTACATAACCCCTACATATAAATTGGCTAAGGTATTCTTTGAGAAGCTTTGTAATAGCCTTCCGTTCCCTAATAACAAATCGGACTTAAATATCAGCTTTCCAAATGGTGGAAAGGTAGAGTTCTTTACAGGGGAACGATTGGATAACTTAAGAGGGCGCAAGTTTAACCTGGTTATAGTAGACGAGGCTTCTTTTATACCTAACCTTGAAGACGGGTGGCTTAACTCAATAAGACCTACCTTAACTGACTACAAGGGTAAAGCTATATTCCTTAGCACCCCTAAAGGTAAAAACTACTTCTTTAGTTTATTTAGCAAAGCAGAACCCGATTGGCAAAGCTTCAAGTTTACTACATACGATAACCCATATATAGACCCACAAGAGATAGACGATGCAAGGAAGCAACTGCCAGAGGTTGTGTTTGAGCAGGAGTATATGGCAAACCCTGCGGAGAACGCAGCAAACCCATTTGGTAGCCAATACATTCGCAAATGTATACACCCAGTAACAACAATGCCGATTGTAGCTTATGGGATTGACCTTGCGAAGTCGGTCGATTGGACTGTAATAGTAGGCTTAGATGAAGACGGGAACGTGGCTTATTTTGACCGCTTTCAAATGGATTGGCATAATACCAAGCAAACTATCCTTAGGCTGCCTAAATGCCCTATCCTTGTCGATAGTACTGGGGTTGGCGACCCTATCCTCGAGGACCTACAAAGAGAAGGGGTAATGATACAAGGCTTAAAGTTTACAAGTTCAAGTAAACAACAACTAATGGAAGGCTTACAAGCTGCGATACATCAAGGTAAGATTGGTTACCCTGAGGGGATAATTAGCCAGGAGTTAGAAGTATTTGAGTATATGTACACGGCAACCGGGGTAAAGTATTCCGCACCTTCAGGCTTTCACGATGATGCCGTAATGGCTTTGGCTTTGGCTTGGCAGAACTTCAGCCTTAAACGTGGCACGGGTAGGTATGCCTTCCTATAATTGCAACAAGGTTACAAAAATAAATTTGGTGGATTGTGAAAAACTTGTATATTTGGTTATTATTTAATCAAAACACAAACCAAATGAAAAAAGAAACCGCACAACTTTTAGCCGTATTTTTAGTAGCTTGTTACCTTATTGGGCAACTTCAAGACATTTACTCAAAATGATTTACGCTATATGCCTTCTGCTAATTGCAACAGGTTTTGTAATGGCAGCATTAACTGACTACACAATTAAAAACTATGACCCAAAGCACAAAAGAATATATAGACAAATATTACGCAAGTGAGCCTATCAGCATTATGATGTCTAACATTGATGCGACTTACTTAGAGATACTTACCTACTGCAACGAGCAGGGATATGAACCTGCAAAGCGTAGATTAAGGAAACCAGAACATAAGTCAGAAATCGGCTTTTTTGACATTGATAATTATAAACCCGAAACAATATAAAATGGAACTTCAACAAATATTTGAAACAACAAAAGAACAAAGGGTGGAGTTTACCCACCAATTAATTGAACGATTAAACGCAGGGGAACTTGACCCGTTAAAAACACATCTTCAAGTTAAAGCCTTAGAGGATATGCTCGAAACCCTAAAGGCAAATAAGGACTATAAAGATGCAGTATTACAAGCAGCCGTACTTAATGGCAAGGACTTTGAGTATATGAGTGCAAAGTTTAACATTAGAGAAGTAGGCGTTAAGTATGACTTTAGCAAATGCGAAAGTCCTGCATACAATGAGATTATGACCGAGTACAATAGCGCAGCTAAAGCCAAAAAGGATATGGAAGATTTCTTAAAAAAAGTTCCACATCAAGGACTTGACATTATTAACGGAGTTACGGGCGAGGTTACCAGAGTTTACCCACCTGCCAAGAGTAGCACAACAAGTGTAGCCGTATCATTAAAGTAATAAAAATATTGTACTTCTTTGCAATTTGCTTACCTTTGGCAGCGTTATGCTACATAGGTGGGCATCTTGCTTATGAGCTAATGTTAAAACTTCGGAAATGACACCACAAGAAAAGGCTGAAGAATTAATAGATAAATTTCATATAAAGGTATATGTATCGTTTATCGAAAATTCAATACCATCTATTGTAAATGCTTTAATGTTATATAATTCAGCTAAAGAATGCGCCTTAATAGCAGTAGACGAAATAATCAAATCTAACCCAATTGCCTTTGACGAAGATGATAACTGCATAGCAAAACAATGGTGGCAAGAAGTTAAAACAGAAATAGAAAAATTATGACTTGGAACGAATTAACAGTTTGGCAGTACCAACAGATTTATCCGATAGTTACTAAGCCTGAGAAGGATTGGACAACCTTAGACGTGGAAAGTAAGCTTGTAGGCATTTTACATAACCTTACAGACACCCAAGTAGATAGCCTAAGCGTAGCAGAGTTTAACAAATTGAAGGTAACCTTAAACTTTTTAGATGATAAGATAGAAGGTAAGCCGGTTAAGTACACCGAAGTAAACGGCAAACGTTACAAGTTTATCTATGATGTGCAGCAGATCAAAGCAGCCAGATACATTGAAACAAAAGTATTCAGCACCGACTTAGTAGGTAACCTGCACAAGTTAGCAGCCTCAATGGTTATGCCTCAGCGCAAAACCTGGTGGGGTATATGGGTAGATGATAAGTATGATGCTGCCAAGCATAGCCAATATGCCGAGGACTTACAAGGGGCAAAATTTATGCACGTTTATCAATCGGTTGTTTTTTTTTATCAAGTATACAGAAATTGGATAGAAGTTTCCAGGGATTATTTGGTCAAGGAGATGATGAATCAGGGAATGAGTATGGAGTTGGCACAAAAGG